CCCGCCGGCACTTGATGAGTACGAGCCTGACGGCCTCGACATCTTGCGATACAAGGCTTGCAATACGTCGTTTCCGCCAAGCGGAAGGTCGTAAATGTACTGGTCTGCTCTCAGGCCGTACACTTTCTTGACGATTGCCCAATACTGGATCCCAATGTTTATTAGGTTGGACAAAAGAAAAAACAACGACTCACGAGCAGACGTTACCTGTTCCGACGTGAGTTCCTCAGCAAGTTTACCGGCCCGGCGTGCGCCGTGGTCGATCAATTGCTGAACATTGATTACCGTTGTACCTACCGTCCCAGAATACGCCATTTACCACCCCGGACAGTTCCAACGCTTCATTGAGGCTCTAGACCGACTTCCAGTCTCACTCTTCTCCGCTACCGGACCCATCCGTGCGCAAAACGAATCACGCCGCGCTCCGCCTTGTGGTTGCGGTGCCTTGAGATTGGCTCCGGTTTCGCTATTGTACTTTGCCCTGCCCTTTGCGGTAAGCCCTGCGCCTCGATCCGCAGGCAATTTCTCACCGCGGCCAATCGCTAGACTTGGGCCACCATCCTTCATCTTTGCGGTCTTTGCAGACTCACGGAAGGCTTGCGCAGTCGGTGCGCCCGGTGATCCGGGTTTGCGCATCTTCTCGCCGCTGCCCTCGGCTATCCGCTCACGTTTGGCATTGATATTGGCATACAGGCCACCGCCTTTCATTTTCTTTTCCAAGAACAACTTATCAACCATTTCCAGCCTTTCAGGTTTGGTTGTTTCTTTGTTGATAATGCTCAGGCGTTCTGACTTGCTTTTCCCGGCGTCATAAAAACCTTCTTTTTTTAAAGACTTAACTACGCCGCCGTCATTCATTTTTTTATCAGCCGCCGCAAATTCTTTTCCAACCGAAGTTGGGATGCCAACTTTCTTGGCAAATTTTGGATTGTGAGCAACCGCCTCCATCAGGCGGTGTTGGGCTGGTGATTTGCTTGGCATGATCAGCCGCAAAAAATAGTTACTGACGCAGTACCGGGCAATGTGACATGAATGTCTGTTTTAAATCTAATCCCGTTTCCGGGAATTATGTTTGAAAATGGGTTATTTGTATTGGCTGGAACATTAAATCTTAAAAGAACGGTGCCGCCGGATCCGCCATCCCGAAAAATTATCTCTCCAGCCGTTCCGCCAGACAAGGCTTGGTACCCAGCAAGATTGGCCGCGCCAGCGTAAATCGTTCCCGTCGCATCTCTGTGCGCCGAAAATACATTCGTTAATGTTGACATCTCAATCTCCAATAAAGACAGGGGCCGAAGCCCCTGCTTTTAACACGCGCCGCCAGCCTTCTTTGGCATCATAAAGTCACGAGCCGGACCGTACTTTTCGTTACTGTCCTTCTTCGCCGCCTTCATGGTTGGCGCAAACTCAGCCATGTTCTCCGCCCGTAGTTTGCTCGCCGACACATCCCCGCCCTTTTTGTAGGTGCCAGAAAGCATCGAGATTGCTACAGGAGGAGGCATAGGTTTGCGCCCCTGCTTCATCTGCTCCGGACCGCCGTCGTTTTGAACGCGGCCGCCCTCAGCAAACTTTTTTGCGGCACCGCCTTTACGGTATCCACCGGCGTTAGCTTTTGCGACACCACCCGTACCGTACCCACTCATTCCGCCACCCATCATGCCGCCCTTCTTGAAGCCGCCTGCATTACCTTTCTTCACTTCACCAGTCTTGGCTGGTGAGTTGTCAGGTTTGGCAGTGTGCATCTGAGTCTCGGCATACGAACCAGACGTCTTCTCCGAGGAGATCGAACCACCAGTCGCGCACTTCAGCACTCCGCCTTTCTTAAAGCCACCAGCGTTGCCGTTACGCACACCGCCGGTCTTGGCCGGTGCATTGTCAGGCTTGGCAGTATTAACAGTGGTCGTTGCATACGAACCTGACGATGAACGCGATGGAATTGCACCACCGGTCGCGCAGTTCATCATCCCACCTTTTTTCAACTTCAACTTGGTGCCCTTGCCACCCATGTGCTCTTGAGCGTCATGCTGCTTGAAGGCCTTCTTGATCATGGCCTTGTCTTGCGCCGTATCACCGCCTTCCTTCATGCCCATCATCGTGGCTGCGCGGCCTACAGGGGCTGCCGAAGCGGCACCCATAGCCTTCATAGCCCGGCGACGTGCGGCAAGCGCTGGCATCTTTGGAGCGGCTGTTGGAGCCATTCCACCACGAGCGGGGCCGGTCATTGCACCCATAGGCATTCCGCCCATTTGCATCTTCTTCTCTACCTTGCCGCCTTTCTTTAACTTCAGTTCGATGGAGGGTTCTGTGGTCTCCATCTTGACCATTGGCTTGAACTGACCCATTTCAGCCTCCTTTAGGCTTGTGTGACGCCAAGAGCGCCAATTCGGGTTGCATTGGGGCCGACTGCGATTGCCGGAAGAGCCAGCGTCATAACAAGGCGCTTGATACCGTCAGCCGCCGAACTCGGAGCAAAAGTTCCACGAACGTCGCCGGTGATCGTAGTGGCCGTCGCAGTGTCTGCAACAGTCAGCGTGCCCGACGTGTCGTCAGTCGTAGCGTTGTTCCAGCCGTAACGAATCACATAAGACTTGTCAAAGAACCGCACCGGGCACCCAAACACGTCTGCTGTTCCGACCGTCAAAGCCGTTCCAGTCGCCCCACTGACCGAGACCGAAGTCACTAAATAGAACGCTTTCTTGCCATTGACTGCGGTGCTCAGAGCGGCGCTTGACGTGATCGCCTCGCTCATCGACTGACCATAGTAGTCAAAGCCAGAGACAGTAACGGTCACCGGAGCCACGCCCAAGGTGTAGGTCAAACCTGTTGGTGTACCTGCGGTGGTCACAACTGCCGCACCCGCCGTTGTCGTCAGGGTTGCAGAAGTTGCTGTCACAGCAGTCAGGACGTAGGTTGTCGGGTCTGTATAACCCGTGATCGAACCCGTGCCACCCAAAGTGCCCGAGATGGTCAAGCGTTGACCGGTAACCAAACCAGCTTGCGAGGTGAAAGTGATTTGACCACCAGTGCCTGCAATGACAACGCTTGTTAATGTCGCAGCGGCGGCAGTTGCAGTTGTGACACTAACTGCACGCGGAACATCCAACGCTAGAGCGGTAACTCCGGCGTTTGTTAGAACCGACTTAACCGATGTGCCAGCGGTCAACGTCAACGCGCCAGCCGCCACAGGGGTCTGCGACGCTGCAATGTTATTCGCAACTAATGATTGAGGAACAACATCCCAAACGTAAGTACGACCCAAAGGACCAACACCGAGATCCATCGGCGACGGATTGTCGAAATTGATGTTTCCGTGCGCAGTGAAAGTTGCCGTGCTAGAAACAGTTGAAGAAGCGCTTAGGGTGTAGGTGCCTACGCCGCCCGTGCCTGTACCGAAAGCGGTGATGTAAGTGCCGTTGGTGACGCTCGTGCCATCGAGATACATACCGACTACAAGCGGTGCGCCTTGCAGTAGTTGAGTGACCGTCAGCGTTGTGGTGGCAATGGTACCCGCGACAGTCGTCGAATACGGGCGAATACCCGTACCCATATAAGTAACTGCTGGACCTAAAAACAGGTCATCTGAAAACTGAGGCATGGTCTGCTCCTTGAAAAGTTTGACCAACCAAAAAAGAAAGGGGGGTGATTAGCCCCCCACCGGATTAGACGCCCGGCGTACCGTACAGAGCACGCGGATCCGTCCAGCCCACCTGATAACGCTCGGTGGCCTTGTAGCGCATAGAGTCGGTCTCAAAATCACCTTCCATGGTCTTTTCGAGTTTGCGACGCATCAGCAACTTCATGCCTTCGGGCGTATCGGTCTGAACCCACCATGCGCTTGCATTGGTCAGACGCGACAAAACAGCAGCGCCTTCATCCAACAGTCCAATGGACTTGATTGGGTTCAGGTCGTTGTTTGCCGTGCCCGTCCGCAACACACTCTTCAAGAGAACTTCTGCTTGGAACACGTTGCCCGGTGCAACCACCAGTTGACGTGGAACCAAACGGATTTTCTTACCGTTATTGTCGACAGCCTGACGGATCTGGATGAGCATCTGCTCAAGCGAGGTCTGGCTGAGGTTGGCTGCGGTGGCTAGTTGGTTACTAAACGATCCGTTCAC